TATTATAACCGTTACTTTTGCTTGTCATAAAGTGCCCAGCATCTGGAGAGCGTGAATATGAGTTTTATTTTGTTAAATTTATACGACCCTTTATTTGATGCAGTTGAAAAAACAGGAGGGAGTAAAGTTGTAACACTGACAATAGCGCAAGTACCAAAACATGGTCATGGTGTAACTCTTGGAGGACGTAGTATCGCGGGAGATAGTCCACATAATCACCATAGTAGTAATGAGGAATTTAAAGAATATGCATCAGTGGCTGCAAGTAATATAGATAGAACATGGTCTGTTGGTACGTATGAAAATGGCGGTAGTCAGGCGCATAACAACATGGAACCATTCATCGTTTGTTATATGTACAAAAGATTAAGTTAAACGCTTATAAAAATAGCAAACTATAAAAGGTTGTATGTTTGGATGTGCAGCATCACTACCATTTGATGCAATTATAGCTCCAGTCCAATGTATATAAACATCACTCCATTGGGAAAAAGTTTGCTCATACTCTGTTGCATTTCCTTCACCTGAATAATCAATTCTTTTATATGTGCCGCTAGGAGAAGATACTGTTGTAAATTGCATATGTCTGTGGGCATCGCTATTGTGATTATGAGCTCCTCCACCGTGATCATGGCTCGGCATTTGGTTTCTCGTTAACGTTACCTCTTTATTCCCTCCTGTTTTCGGTGTTCCATCAGCATTGGTAACTGCATTAAATAAAGGGTCGATTAATTTTCCCACTTTTTATAAAATGCTAATATGAGGTGTCTGGCTAAATGAGCATATTTTCTACCATAAAGCGCTTCTTTCAAACAAGAGACGAGTTATCCATAAATAACATAAGAAAAGAGCTGTGGGTGGTAATAATTGTCTTTCCACTGTCAGTAATACTTGCTAATATGCGACACTTTGACCTTAATATCGAATTTGCGGGATTTCAATCTTTTGAACTAATGCATTTTCTTTGGGGTTTTGGCTGGCTAGTTCTCGCACTATTTCCAAAACGATTCATATTACCACTGTTAAAATTTGCAGCAGTCATTAGCGCAATTCTTCTTTTACTCCAAATATTGCTTTCTGCAGACATTCCATCGCACACTGCTTTAGCTGTGCACCTTCCACGTGCGCAGCTTTCGGTATATATGGCTTATATGTTTTTTAACGGAATATGCTCCGCCTGCGCTTTTTTTCTTTTCTGTTTCAATTTGAATAATGTTGAAAGACTGTCAGGTTTAATATTACTGATGTTTTATCACAGCCTCGATTATTCAGTCATTAAGGCAATTCCGGCATTTCAGAACGCATACGAAATATGGAGCGCAAGCGCAGTAATGGTTTTCTTCCTTATTAGTAGTTTTTTTACTGAATAAAAAAACGGAAGAAATAATCATTGAAGATGATAAAAACAAACAAACAACACAGGATATTAAAGATGCAAAAGTAGGAATAATAATCCCGCTTCAAATCGTTTATTTCTCAACAATGATCATGATACATTATCTTGAGCCGTTGGGAAATATCATTTTCAGTCTGCCTTACGGTCTTGGGCAGTTAACATCAATTATTTTTATAGTTTTAATAATGGTATTGTTAAACCGTAATTCACTTTATATATGGCTTTTCTTCCTTGTCTTTTCGCTTTTTGGATTATCCATTGTAAATTATGAATCAGAAACAGCGCATTTTTTAGGTTCGCTTATTTTCGGAACCGGAGACGGTTTAGGCTATATAATAACAATTTATCTTTGCGCAGGAGCAATCAAAAAAAGCAAATCAATTAAAATGTACAGGCTATATTGTTTAGTCCTTTTTATCGAATATGTTTTTATATCAGGCTTATTATCAAAAGCATTTAACTACTTTGAAGAATCAACTCATACAGTAGCGTTTGTGATTGTCCTTATCTTGTGTTCACTTTGTTTCCTAATCCTTCCCTATCTGCAAAAAAAACTTTTTTCAAAAGACTGGACAGACGGGCTTCATGTAGCCGATATACCCGAATATGTCCCTGCCCTTGAACAGGCAGAAAAAACGGACGAAGAAGAAAACCTGAATTTGTCCCCTCGTGAAAAAGATGTTTTTGCATTACTGTTAAAAAATATGCCCCTTAAAACAATCGCCATTGAACTTGGAATATCCTATCATACGGTTAATACGCATTATAACTCAATTTACCGTAAACTAGGCGTTAATAATAAGGGTGATTTATTCCTAAAATACGGTATAAAAACCTAAACTGTATATTATTTTATACATCACTAGTTTTAGTGATACCCAAAATTAGCCGGAATTTGAAAAATCACTAGAACTAGTGAATTGTAAATTTTTCACGACAGTATAGCATAAACCCATGCAGGAAGAAAAACTGACAACAATAGCCGATACAAACAAGCCGCTAAGGGACAGCGCCGTTTTTGTAAGCCGTCTAAAACCGGAAGAATATGAGGTGTATGTTTGGCTTTTGCAAGCCTACAGCATTTCATGGATTTCAGAGACACTCGGACTTGAAAAGAAAAAAGTAAATTCGCTTGCCTCAATCGTATATAAAACATTTGAAGTCAAAGACCAGCGCGAATTGATCAAATACTTTGTTTCTCTAAAAAAGTATGAGACAAAACCTCCGCAAAACTTGGAGGACTTTGCCTATGCAATGGCAAGTTATACGAATCAATGCGCGGTAAGGGCTGCGTGTCATCAATAAGGAATTAAGCCTGTATAGGCTGAAAATAATTTAATGGAGGTTTTTCTAAATGAAAAACACAATTGAAATGAAAGCTATCTTGAAGATAGCAGGGATTATTGCGTTAGTTGCAATAATCGGATTTGCTGTAACAGCTTGCTCAGGCGGCGGCGGCGGAAAGTTAAGCGGAAATTTTGAGCTGGATGATCGTCCCGGCTATTTTCGTACTTTTGCAGGTGACAAACACACGTTTGAAGGACCCGGTTTCAAAAGCGAAGGAACATTCACAATTTCCGGCGATGAACTCACTATTACGTCCGGCAGTGATGTGACTGTTTATAAATTCAAACTCAGCGGAAACAAGCTGCAAATAGCAAATGTAAAAGCCAAACTGGACGATCCAAATCAGTGGCAAAATATGACCAAAAAGTAATTTCAATTTGCCGCCTATAAACAATTGTATATTGCAAGGCGGCAAAATTAAAAACAAGGAGCAAAATTATGGCAACGGTAAAATTTGATGAAGGAACAAAGAAAGAAACATCGTTAAACTTGGAAGACGGCGAAGGTGTTATCTTCGTAAAACCGCCGAAAAATTTAATAGCAAGAGCTATCGGAGTAAAAACATGGAACGTAACAGTCGTTCTTACCAACAGAAGGCTTGTAGTTATTCCGCAGCCGCCCAATAAAAAGAATATGCAGGTTGAGTCATATTATTACAAAGATATTGAAAGCGCAGGTAAATATGACATGGGCGGTGAATATGGGACAGAAAATAATGCTATGGCATTCTTTTCAATTTACATGAAGAGCAATACCGGAAACTCAAAATTTGAAAATAAAAAAGGGGACAACGGATATTTTATGTTAAGAATGGAAATGAATGCCATGAATTTTATAAAGGTATTCATCGAAGGTCTTATCGAAGCAGACGCAAAAAATCCTAACCGCAACGCAGGTTTTAAAGCATTGGATTATCAAACTTATACAGCTGCTTCTGTTGACAGATATTACGCCGCAATGGATAATGCGGCAAAACAAAGAGCTGCAAATATGGATTTTTCAAATACAGGTCATGTACAAATGCGTGATTATATTATTGATGTTGTGAATGCTTTTGTTGAGGAAATTAATAAATAGATATTATTTGACGGCAGTTTTTATGTACAGAAGGAGAGTTTTGTATGAAATTTTTAATTGAATTTTTAACAGGCGCAGCAATGCTTGTCGGAGTTATTCTATGGCTCAGGTGGAATAAAAATCGAACCAAAAAAGCAATCGCAGCTTATTATGCAAGAAAAAGAAAAGAATACGCATGGCTTGATAAATGGCTTAATGGACAAAAATTTGATGTGGTGCAGTTAAGAGCAAATGAAGAGTCCGGCGTATCAAATTTAATTACTATAATTGTACTTGGTGTGGTTTTTCTTATTGCTCTTTTTATCGGCAAGGCGGTTTTATTTATTGCTTTACCTGCAATCACTCTTGGAATTATAGAACTTATTGCTTGGCGAACCTCAAAAAATCCCGGTAATTATACAAATGGGTTTAATTATGGTTTATCGCTGGAATGTCCGTCTTGCCATTGTCCTCATGCATGGGTAATGACAGAAAAAGAAAAAATCTGGGACTCTAAGGTAATAAATACAACGACACAAAGCGGATACCAGAAAAATTTTACTTTTAATGTTTATGAGAAAAAAACAAGCACAGATGAATCAATAACCTTTAGCGGAAGATCATACAGCTCCTTTAAGTGCCTTGATTGCGGTCATCATATTGAACGGCAAGAATACGAAGAGAGCGAGACATTTAATAATTATAATCCAGGTGATCTTGAATCGTGGCATAAATTTTACAATCCTCCAATGCCCGCATGGCAAATCCCGGAAAGTGTTATCAAAGAAGATAAAGAAAAGAAAAAAAGAGAACGCGCGGCAGAAGGAGAAGTCTTTAACGAACAGGCAAAGGAATCGGAAAAAGCGACTGAAGACGGAAAAGATAATTTTGATTTTGTTGAAAGTTTTGAGATATTAAAAAATGCATCGGAAAAGGGAAACATTGAATCAATGAAAAAACTTGCAATCAGATACCTGATTGGTCTAGGCTGTGAAAAAGACGAAAGTCAGGCAATAAGATGGATTAAAAAAGCTGACGGCAAACAATCTCACTTTCCAAGAGTTGCTTATGAATATGGAAAAGAAGCTGACAATAACAAAAACTATATGCTTGCTTTTCCTTTGTTTCAAAAAGCTATGGAATTAGGTCATGCTGGAGCTATATATGAACTTGGGCTTATGTATAAATTTGGAAATGGTGTTCAAAAAGATTTTGAAAAAGCCGCTGAATTACTGGAAAAAGCAGCAAACGGAGACAATCTCGATATAGAAACAAGGCGAGCGCAATTTTGGTTAGGAAATATGTATCGAAATGGCGAGTGTGGACCAGCGGATAATGAAAAAGCTCGTTACTGGTATAAAAAAGCGGCAGCTTTAGGAGAAGCTTCCGCACAGAAAGTTTTAAAAGATATGAAATAAATATTGTCATGCGGACATTAAACGCTTTTGTTGAGGAAATTAATAAGTAAGGAGTTTTTTATGCCGGCACTATCAGAAGATGAAATAAGTCGTACTCTCACAGATATAGGGTTCTTTGATAAGAAAGAAGCTTCCATTGTCAAAAACGAAATTATTGAATTTATTTCTAACGGTAAAGGTAAAATTACTTTCGCAAATGGCGACATATACGAAGGTGATATCGCCAACGGTAAACCGCATGGCAAAGGGAAACAAACCGATAATTTGGGCAACATATACGAAGGAGATTTTTTTGACGGTAAATGGCACGGCAAAGGTAAAAGAACTTACAGGGAAGGTGACTCATACGAAGGTGACTTCGTTAATGGAGAAAAAACAGGCAAAGGCAAATACATATTGACTAATAACGATGTATATACAGGAGATTTTTTTGAAGGTGACTTTCATGGTAGGGGTAAAAAAACATTCTCAAATGGCAATGTATACGAAGGAGATTTTAAAAGAAATTTCCAGACAGGAAAAGGAAAAATGATCTACGCTGACGGCAGAGTTTTAGAAGGGAACTGGGAGGAAGATGATTTTATAGATTAATTGGGGCAGTTCTTAACGGTAAAGAAAAAAAAGCTGCGCTGACAGCAGAGTTGAAGACGGTAAATGGAAAGAAGGTAATTTTAAAGAGTAAAATTTATTGTCGTGCAAAAAGTTCTAGCCATTGGCTACGAAGCACAATAAAAACACATTAAGGATTATATTATGGTTACATTGTTTATTGTTTTAGGAATAGGAGCACTATTACTTCCATTTATAGGAGCAAAAGTAATTGGGTTAATTTGGGGCGGTCTTTTAAAATTAGGTATTTTCGGCAGAATTTTTACAACATTGATCACTGCAATACCAATTATTTTTATTGTTATAGCGCTTATTAACGGCAATTGGAATGACACTATTACAGTAGAAATTGCGTTAGCAATGACAGTTGCTTTCGGATTATTATTATTGCTTCCCATTTGGTATTTCTTCTGGCATTATTACGCTGTAGAAGATATGGGCGCTTTTGAATTCGGTGCAATACTGGTAGGATTTATGTTATTTCTTGTAGGAGGCGTGATTGCCGGCATTATCGTAGCAATGTTTAATGATACCGTCGGTTATATTATTATGGGAGCAGGAGTTCTCAGCGGAGGTATCTATTATTTCGTAAGGACAAAAGAAAACTCGTGTCCCGAAGACGATGAAACAGTTGTCAGGTGGATTGCTGTAGCTGCTGCTGTTGTTATTACAGTTATATTCGGTTTTGTATTGACAGGCAAAGCAAACGCAGATATTGCAGCTAAAGATGCGGCAGAAGAACTAAACATAGGAAGAACAGCAGTGATTGTCAGTGATGATGTTAATTTATATTCCGAACCTAATACTACATCTGAAGTTATAAAAAAATTAAATAAAGATGAAACGGTTATAATTCAAAGCAAATCAGTTAAATACAAGGGAGAAAAAAGCCGCTACACTCTTTTTCAAGTTGAACATAAAGGCACACAGGGATATGTGATAAATTATCGTATACGAATAGAGGAAGAATAATAAAGGAGAATTTTTTGAAAGAAGAAAAGCAAAAATGTTATGATTGTCATGGAACGGGAAAGAATCAGATTAAAGGCGCAAGTAAAAAATACTTAATAAAATTATGGATGTAAACATGACTAACGAAGATCAAGATACCCCTGACAATCAATATAAAACAGCGTTGAATTACTTTTCAGGCATAGACGTAGAAATGGACTATGCAGAAGCCGTTAAATGGTTTTTAAAAGCGGCAAATCAGGGACACATAGGAGCGATGGCTATCCTTGTTGAGTGTTACAGATACGGATACGGCGTAGAGAAAGACGAAGCAAAAGAACAGGAATGGACAGAAAAATTTAGCGCTAAACAGGAAGAAGATAATAACAGACCCAAAACAGCACGCCTGATGACTGAGAATGAATTAAATGCCATGCTGTCAATGTTTAATGAGGATTAATAAATTGGAAATTGAATACGGAAATACAACAGGAAATATATCAAACAAAGGATTAGTCGCTGTAAAAGACGGCTGGATCTATTATACAAATTTCGGCGACAAAAAAAGTCTTTACAAGATACGGACAGACGGGACAGGGTGTAAAAAATTAAATAATGCCGAGAGCACTTGCATAAATGTATCAGGCGAGTGGGTGTATTATAAAAATGAAAACTCTTTAGAAGGAAGAATATTTAAAATAAAGACAGACGGAACAGAAGAACAGGAAATAAATAAAAATTATTGCGAATATATAAATATTGAAGGTGAATGGATTTATTATAAAAACGAAACTAAAGACGGCAAATTATACAAGATGAGGACAGACGGAACAAAACGAAAGAAACTTAATGATGATGAATGTTATTATATCATTGTTTCAGGTGAATGGATTTACTACCAAAACGCCGGTGACGATCATAAACTATACAAGATAAAAATAAACGGTAAAGACCGTCAGAAACTCAATGATGATTATGCTTACGGCATTAATGTTACAGATGATTGGATATATTTTGAAAATAGTTTATCAGATAGTAATCTTTATAAGATAAGGACAGACGGGACAGAAAAACAAAAAATCGGTGATGATATATTCAATTGGATAAATGTATCAGACGGATGGATATATTACAGCAATGACGGCGATAGAGACACGCTTTACAAGATACGGACAAACGGAACAGACAGAAAAAAAATTAGCAACGATAACTGCAGTCACATTCATGTTACAGGCAATTGGATATATTATATAAAAGAAGAAAATAGAAAATTTAACGGTGTATCTGTAAAGAGCAAGGTTCTTTATAAAATAAAAACTGACGGTTCAGATAATCAGCCTGTTGATAACGGTACATATAATTTTTACTATGATATATAAAAAAGGAGAAAAAAATAAGAAAGGTAACATTTGGGAGAAATTAATAGCAATTAACAATGAAGTGAAAACTTACATTTTTATTTGAAACAGAGAGCAAGCGACAATAAAACCTGCGGTTCGCCGCATGATGCAGAGTTTGGGATTAGAAGGGTTCTAACACTTTGCAAATTGCGCCGAACCAAAGGTTCGCTTGCTCTCTTTTTTTATACAACCATTCACAAATTTTTACAACAGAAAATAAAGAAAAATTACAAGCAAAAGTCGCTCTCCGTTCTTTGCTCTTTGTTCTCTGTTCATTGAATTAACCGCCACCGATATTGAAAAGACCGCCCTTCAAGACTAAGGAATCTACAGGCTCCAGCTAAAACCTTCAAAAAATCGCACAAACGAAGTTTGAAAAGACTTCAAGACCGAATTCGATACCGCCCTCAAAGAAAGAGGATTAAAGAAGTAAAAAAAATACTTGACATTTTTCTCCCAAATATCATATATTATATATGTACCCGCGAGCACTATTGATGCTTGCCCCCGCCGGGCAGTGTGCCTGGCATTTTTTTTGCTCAAAGGTTATCCAGAATGACAAAAACAAGAGTAAGCGTCTACATAGACGGCTTTAACCTCTATCACAGTACACTTCAATTCGCCCATCCAACTAACCGTTGGCTTAACCTCATGGAACTATCTAAACGAATTATCAATCCCAAAACCGAAGAAATCTCCGCCGTATATTACTTTACCGCCCTAACAACATGGAAACCTGAAAAAGCCAAAAAACACCTTCTATACATTCACGCCCTTCGCACCGCAGGCGTAAAAGACATATTAGGCAAATTCACAATCCGAGACAGAAGATGTCCGTTATGTACAAAATGTTACCAATCCCATGAAGAAAAGAAAACCGATATAAATATAGCCATAACCCTGCTTGCTGACGGAATGACAGATAAATTCGACACAGCTTTAATTTTATCAGGCGACAGCGACCTTGCCCCTGTAATAACCAAACTAAAAAAACTCTGCCCAAGTAAAAAGGTTGGAATAATCGTACCGCAGAACCAGTCCGCCATGAACCTAAAACAACACGCCGACTTCTTCAAGAAGATACAAGACAGAGACTTGAAAAAATCCCAATTGCCGGAACAAGTAACCTACAATGGAAATGTAATTGTTGCTCCTGTAGGTTGGTTGCCGAAACCTAAAGATTAAAAAATTAATATTTTTTTCTTTAAATGATTATCATCTAAAATAGATTGAAATTCTGTTTCATTAAATTTCTTTGTAGATAATATTTTTCGTAAAACATTTTCCACTTGAATACTGTTTGATATTTGACGATTATTTGCTATTCCTTCTATAATTGCAATCATTTCCTCTTTTTCCATATCTGGTATGCTATGTATAACAACACTTGCAAAAGAATTAGCTTCATCGAAACTATCAGATCCGATATATCTTTTAATTATAACTTCTCTTATAATTTTTGGAACCATAAATGGAACTTCACTTATGTACTTGATACATTCCTTCCTATCTGTTCTCAAAATTCGTCGTTTTGCTGTTTTTCTAATTTCTGGAATTTTCATTAAATCATTTAATAAATCCAAATTACCTGATGGGCAATTTTCGATAAAATTCTTTACTAATATTTTTTTTGCTTCATCTAGTGTATTATAAAAGAAGGTATCAATATTCATCAATTCTAGTAATTTGATTAGTTCATCATCATTAGGAAAATTGATAATTGTAGGTAATTTATCTGTTATAACATTTTCAATTTTACCACGATTATATTCAAATAAATATTTAAACGTATTTTGAATTCCGAACTTCTGATGAAAATCTAAAGGTTCTTTAATATATTCTTTTAATAATGCTATTGTAAAATTTCTTAAAAGACTTTCTTTAGGGGATTTTAAGTAACTGCTATCTAGAACTATTTTGGCTTTAGAATAAACTACAGGAAATATTTTTGAATAGATTAACTCGAATAATCTTGTAATAGCAGACTTTCCATATACATTTGGTTCGTTCAATAATAAATTATACGCATTTATTATATGTGTTCTGGCTTGTTCTGCAGTAGGTTTGTATAACGTTCCTTCATATGACAATAATGGGTGTACACATCTATTTCTATCTTCTTGAATACGTTTCAAATCAATCATAACAACATCATCAAAAAGATTAAATTTATCTTTTGCAGTATTCAAAATACTTTTTTCAAAGACTAACATTTCTGGAATATTATTTATTTCCCTGATTTTTTCAATTTCTTTAATTATTTTTATTGCTTCTGGTTCACCTAAAACAGACAATTGCTCTATCTTCTGATTAATATCCATAAAGACAGATAACCATATGTAGGTAATACTTGCTCTATATGACCCAGAATTGTAAGATTTTATAGCTTCTTCGATATATTCCCTAACATTAATATTACTTATACCGTTTGTATAATCTTCTACATTCATAACATAGATATTAACATATAATTTAATAATATTTCAATATATATTTTTATTCATTGTCAATATCAGATAGGTTTTCTATATCACTTTCTTCACTCTTTGAAATATTCATACTTATTTGATTTATAAACATATTAGTAAATAATACTATATCTTTTTCATCATTTATAATATATTCATGCATAGTATTCCATACTTCTTTAATTGTATTTTTACCTGAACATATTATTTTTTCAATATTTTTTATCATTATATTATATGATGAATCAATAATAAATAATTTTAATTTTAAATTTTCATTTAGAAGGTTTGTCTCTTTAAAACCAGAATGAACTATTGCATTTCTTATTTTTTTACACTTTAAGAATTCATTTTTAATTAACTTTTTATAATGTTTATATCCATTTATTGAAGCTAGCTTTGCCATTTTGTTTTTTGGAATAATTGTTGAATGTTTCGAAAGAGGAAAGCCAAGAATAAGACATAATTTTGGTATTATATCATCATTATCACTTGCTTTTGCTATAGTCTCAATTGCAATCCATTTATAAAGGAATTTCAAATACATTCTTTTCTGCAAGTGACTATTATTATACCAATGAATTGAACGAATAAAAGCTTCTACTGCCTCTACATTTCTTTTTGATGAGATTATTTGCTCACCAAACATGGCAGAGTATGATCCTAACGACATTTGATATACATGATCAAAAAATGGAATATTTGTATTATCTGGTTTTAAGAAAGCAATTGTTTCTCCACTATCCATATTTACCCAATATCCAGCACCTTCACAATTTCTAATTTTCGTTACTGGTTGCCGTTTTAATAAATCAATTGTTTCTTCAAATAATAAATTGGCGTCTAGCGAAGCCTTATGAATTGTATCTCTTTCAATAATCGTAACAAGACGTAATATATTTTTTTTATCTACTGCAAAATTATAACTTTCTAATGATCTAATAGAAGCTTGTTTTTCATCTTCTGTTTCTGATTCTGATGTGCGAACATCAACAGCACCATAAGGTTTAATTTCAAAAATATGTTGATTACTTTCAATTAATTTAACTATTTTTATTATCATCATTATTCTCTCTAAGTAATTTAACAATTAATAAATAGAAATGGTTTTTAAGTCTTCGCTCTTGTGGTTCTGTTAAATCATGAAATAATTCATTTTTGAAAATTGTCTTTGATACCATATAAGTAAGCCTATAATTGTTTTCTCTAATTGCTGTTGAAAGTATAAAACAAACAAATTCTTTGTCAGTTTTATACTTTTCAAAATATTCTATAAATAAATCCTCTAATTCATTTATTTTATTTGTAATTATTAAATATTTAATCAATGATTTTATATACAATAATTCATTTTTGGTTTTATCTAATTTATTTCCAATAGAAGATAAAAGACCAAGTTGTTTTCTTCTACATAGTATATCGAACAACCAATATAATATTTCATCATCATTTTCATCTATATCATAAGCACGAAACAATATATATTCTGCTTCAATATTTCTGTTTAGTAACATATATAATTTTGAAATATATAGAAGTCCTTTTATATCATTATTTTGTATAGCTTTTCTTGTTACATCAGCGAAAATTTATTATTAAATATTTCTTTATGTATATCAGCTTTTTCTGCCAATTTTTGAAAATTATCATTATTGGGATTTTCAATAAATTTGAGTTTTCTGATTTCCAATATGCTCATATTACTATTCATTAATATTACTTATTAAATATTTTATTATTATTTATTTTATCAATGTAAGTTTCTTTTAGTATTTCTGTAATCATATTTTAATCCTTATATTTAGACTTATATATAATATTCTTATTTGAATACAGTATTTTCCTAACTATTATCTTGTAAATAACATAACTTGTCAATATTCTTAAGAAGGGGGAAAGCCTTCCCCTCGCTCCAAAGCCTTCGGCTTTTCCGCTACCCCTTCTCCGATGTCTACTAAAGCGTTAGGACACAATTATTTCTATCGGTCTAGCTCATGCAGCGTTAATTCAAATTGTAGTGAAAAAATTAATAACAGTTCTAAAAAGTTTATTGGCTAAGACCTTTTGGCACGATTTTTGCGGAGACAAAAATCGTGCCAACCCTACGGGACAGGCAGGGGTTCATCTGCGTAGTTTGTAATCTCATCGCACCAACATGTATTTATAAGGTAAAAATTGCTATCGCAATTTTTTCTATATGTCAGTCCTTGTTACGAAAGAACCAATTATCAGGGGTGTGATTTTTTTTCTTATGGAAGTTTGAGCGCACCCTCGACAAGTGAAGGGTGCTACAGCCCAAACTTCCAAAAAAAATCACCCCCCTGCCTGCCGGTTGCATTATGTTAAAGGGGCGCATTTTCATATCTTAATTTTTTCATCAAGTTTTCTGTTATCCGACATCTTAAACAGCTACATATCTTTTTTTATTCTAGAAATAACAACGTAATTCCCTGCAACAACAAAATTTTTTTTAACCAACAAATCATAGCGTAATCCATCGCCGCAGAAATAATCATAAAGTATGTTATACGCAATAAAATAATAAAAATCTTTTCATAAAATCTTGACAACTAAACAAATATGTAGTATAATAAAATTATCAACTAACTACCCGAACATAAATTATTTTTTATGTTTGGCTGTCCGCCGTATGGAAGGGCATAAAACAAACAAATTAAAATAACATTGTTTTTCTTTTGGGGTTGTTTTATGTACGTTATACGACATATATCTAAAAGAATAAAACAGCCTCAAAAACATTCCTTGCCATAGCCGCAGGGATATTTCATTAAAAAGGAGTTTTCTATGTGCCAAAAATTTGTATACCAAGACGATAGCGACTATAAGCCGCCAAATAAATATGAAATGTACGCATATACACCGCCGCTAACCCTTCTAATGTCCGCCACGCTCCGCCGTATAGCATGGGCAATAAATAAGCCCATGACAATTACAATCGTTTTAATCATAAAGGCAGTATTAACATTATTAGATAAAACTTTAATCTGTCCAAAATGCAAAGACAAATCATTCTGTAATCATTGCCCATTCAGCAAATACACAACCGCAGAAGATAAAAAGGAAACATTAGCCGCATTAAATATCCAAGAAGAGGCAAATTAAATTATGTCTACACATTATCAAGTTAATTCAGAATTTACCCTCAAACATGGTAAACCGTCATTAATAAGTATTTCCTACAACAGGACAACATCAGCGGTAACAACATTTCCAGTACATTCAGAATTTTCATTATTACAAACATACCGTATTTTTAGCACATTGCAAGAAGCAGAAATATATATTTGTTTTTTGCAATGTGTTTATAAAAATAACAAAATACAGACGCCAGTATTGGACAGCGGACAAAAAAATATATTTTAAGGAGAAAAAAATGTCAGTAGGTAGAAAAGATTATCAAGAGAGAAAAGAAGAAAAAATATCCTCTTACAGCGAAAGAGCAAGAAAAGCAAATCAAACCGCCAGTCAGGAATTTAACAGAGCTTCAGAAATGGGAAAAATTATCCCTTTCGGACAGCCCATCTTAGTAGGACATCACAGCGAAGCTGGACACCGCCGTCTATTAAAACAAATAGACGTAAAATACAAAAAAGCCAGCGAAGCCGATGAGAAAGCCGCATATTATCAAAACAAAGCCGACAATGCCGCCTGTAATAGCTCCATAAGCTGTGATGATGCCGAAGCTGTAAACCGCTATAAAAGCAAATTGGAAAAATTAGAAGCCGCGCAGGAACGCATGAAAGCTGTTAATAAAGCATGGAAACAGGGCAAAGACGCGCTAAATTCTTTAGGCTTATCAGATGAAGAAATTGAAAAAATAAAAAGCAAAATGCCAAGCTATGAAAAAAGCCCATACCCTACATGGGCATTAAGCAACAATAACGCAGAAATCCGCAGAGTAAAACAAAAATTAGATGAATTAAACAAACTTGACAAAATGGAAGAAGAAAAAATCATTTTCAAAGGCGGTGTATTATACATCAATTTAGAAATAAACCGTATTCAATTTATTTTTGATAGTATTCCATCAGAAGAAATCAGAAAATTATTAAAATCACATGGTTTCAAATGGGCGCCATCCGAAAAGGCATGGCAGAGACAAAGAACAATAAATGCCGTCAATACTACATATTGGTTATTAAAAAATCATTTTCTAAAAGAGGATAAGCCATGATGTTACCAGTATTTAGCGGACAAAAATTCAGTTATTCATACGAAACAGAGACAGGGCATTATCTTCTTTATGACAGCGAATACAAAAACCATATTTATTTGCAAGGAGATGATGCCCGAATTTTCAGAAAGCAAATTGAAATCATCGACAATCTTAAAGACCCCGAAAACAAAACAGGGCTTTTAACGGAACAAACAATAAATTTCTTTTTATAAAAAGGAGTTACTATGACAGATAAAGAACAAGAAGAAAAAATGAAATTAAATCAGCAAGATTTAGTTGACAGCGAAATATGGGATTTAATAATAAATTTACATCCTAATCTCACTGATTTTGATTTACAATATGACGGAAATATAGTCAATAAAATAAGAGTTGTTTTATTAAACTATTATGTCAATGACTTGAAAGTATGCACAGAAGAAGATTTTTATCCGTATATAACTGAAATATAAAAAAAGGAATTGCCGCCAGTCTTATGACGGCAATTTACCTTCTAGTTTAAAGCAGTATTAATACCACTATAAAAATTTTACCCATCCCTGACACCTGAAAGCAAAATCGCTAACAGGTGTATTTTTCAAAGAACAAAAAAATGCTTTTAATTATGCTTTAGTTTTCAATACAAGCATATTTCCTTTAGGACGAGTAACCAAAAACCCATCACGCTTGCGGAAACGCAGAAATATTTCCCCATATTCCATGCTCTCAGTAGTAGCGTCAAACTTTTTTATCTCGATCCCCTTACGGTTGCCATGCTGAATTCTTTTAGGATTGAGGAACGCCGCAAAAATTTCATTCGCTTTAATATCCGCAATCTGCGGAAGTATCGAAAGTTCGTGATAAGGATAAAGATCAAGCTTGCCAGGCATAGCTTCAGTAGGACGCCGCCAAATCGGGTTGCCGTTTTTATCCTCGATGTTCGCAACATGATTGAGAACCGTCTCATTTATGAACCAGCAACAGTCTTTTCTTTCTTCCGCAGGGATTTTATAAACAGCGTCCCTAAAATCCTTCCATGTCAAATCATTGATAGTATTTCCGCTGATAGTTACCTCTGTAACATCTTCACAAGCCATAGCTCCAGTAAACGGATCATTGTCCGCTAACAAACACTGACGGTCAAATTCCTGTCCGTAAACTTCGATAAATTCGTCAATAAACATCTGCCCCAAATCGACAAAAACATCTTCCTCAAATTCATCAAACCACGGAATATAACCAGCCAGAGTATAAGCCTTTAACTCGACACGCTCTGCGCCCTTCGGCTTACTCCCCTTGATCTGCTGACCGTAGGCAGTAAGCCAATTAAGCTCAACGCCGCCCCTGTCTCTTGTAGGAAGAAAGATAGAAGGACCGAGCATAGGACGATGCCTGACCAATTTCATCATCACAGATTTTTTTGCCGCTTCCGTCATTATTTCAGTTTCATAAATCGGATTGATTAAATACTGATCATTAGTAGCCATATTCCCCATCGGTTCACCGAGAGCAGCCTTCGCAACCTGAAACCCTTTTTCTGTCCAAGAAATATCACGAGGGTTAGTCCAGTTATCATTTTTCAAGTTAGGTGAAAACGACAAATCCGCCAACGCCTTATGATTTCCCGACCACGCCGCAGCAATCCCCTTGCCGAGATTAAACAACAGTTCACGCCTTGAAAGTTCACGAGGAGCAGAAACCTGACTTTTAATTTCTTCCCGCAGCGACTTGACCGTAGATTTTAACGCCTCAACTTCCGACGGATTTTGATTAGAAATACCATAAAGAGCCTTTACAATATCTTCAAGAATAATCTCCTTTTCCTGAAAATAAGCCGTAGCGGTTTCCGTATTGGTAAACCCCGTCAATTCGATTTTCTTCATTGCTGCAATTTTCGCCTTAATTGCCTTTAACAATTCGTCCATACCTTACCTCTCAAAATTTATTTATAAAATTTCCCCAAAACGGAGAAACATTATTTACTATTTCTTTGTTCTCTGTTCCGAACCGAAGGTTCGATTGTTCATTGTTCTTTGCCAAAGCGAACGGATTAGCAGGGACATTACAAATCGAGAATTCCAAAAGTTCCTGTTTACGAAAAATCAAAAATGTACCGTCCTCTTGCGTTTTCTTATCAGGAATTTCAATCTCGATAACACGAAACCCGACAGAGCCAGCACTAATAACGCCAGCCTTTACACGTTCCCCAATCGACCACCCGAAAGGATCAAACTCTTTAGAATTGAAATAAACAAACCCATGCAAACCATCATCATCAATCGTCAAGTTATCCATCTTTCCGATAGCAGGTATGTCGTATCTATGCGCCCACTCGACAACAGGATTTTGCATATACCGCTTAAAATCCCACCCCTGCGGATCAACACGCTCCCCAAACCGATCAAGATCAAAAGTTGATAAAGTCCACGCATAACCGCTATTATCATTCTCTACCGTTAGGTGAAACGGAACTGAAGCAATCAATTCAACATCTTGCGTAACCTTATGAACGCCCGGTACTTCTTTTTTAACTCCCAAATATTCAAGCAACGATAAAGTATTATCAACTTGAAAATTTCCACTCTTATTCCTGATAATCATAAATCTACCCCCAAAAATATTTATTCTTTGTTCTCTGCTCTCTGTTCTTTGTTCATTGTTCACTTCTCATTCCTCATTTGCATTTATAATCCCATGTTTAACAGCATATTTAATAATTTCATTTTTTCTTTTCTCGCCGCATTTTCTTGAAATATTTGCTTTATGAAATTTAACAGCATGAACAGTAATGTTTAATTCCCTTGCAATTTCCGTATCTTTTCTGTCCATCAATTTGATAATTTGTATTTCTCTATTTGTAAAAGGAACGCCAATAAGCGGAGCGTAAATATCAGTATTAAAAACTTTTGAAACATCATCAGGGCAGTATTTTTTACCCAAAATTACAATACCGTTTATTATTTTTTCGATATTATCTTCCGTATCCCTCATCGAGAAAAAACTTTCCGCGCCTGCGTAAATAAAACGAGCCGTCGCAGATGGTAGAAAATCAGAACAAGTCCAAATAACAATACGAAGATTTTCGTTTAACCTTTTAATCTTTTGTATATAAACATCAGTACCCTTGTTATAAAAACAATTTTCAATAAAAATATAACGAGGATATGAAGAATTAACCCTAATCCATAAATCATTGTCATTACTAACCACAAAAACCCGATAATCAACTTCATGTAATTTTTCACGAAGCGGATTAATGAGATAACCAGCAGTAGAAGCAATGACAATCGAGTTAATCATTACCCCCTTCCGTTTCGTCAACAGCCGCTAAGTTTTTCGGTCTATGCCAAGTATCACCCCACGCCTTAGTCTCTTTGCCCCTCTCCTTCAAAACATCGTTAATAGTTTTTAATCCAATGTTAATTTCCGCAATATCACGTTTACTTTGCGCGTCCTCATTTTCCTGTAATTCGGGAATATCCCATAAATCAAATCTTCCGCTTTCTTTCAAACCAAAACGCATAAAAAATTGACTTTCAAGAATTTGCTCAAACTGTCTAAGCAGAGGAATTAAAGTATATTGCCAAAACGCCGAGTGCTGCTCTTTAGTATCCTTACCGCTAAGAGCCGTTGACTTATCAGAAATGTTTGCAACTCTGGGCGGAATACCGTACTTAGCCAAAATCGTGTACAAGTTCCAGCGTTTCAATTCAAAAAACTTTATAACATCAGGATTGAAACTCAACGCTTCAAAACTTGTACCTTTACCAAGCACAGCAATTTTGCGCCCTGCCTTAACAGCCCCGTATTTACTTTCCCATCTTCGCTCAAGCTGATCCGCTTCTTCGGGTCTAAGAGTTTGATCTGTTTTTAATAAACCTTGAGGAATAGCATTATTTTTTAATAAGGTTGAATTGCCTTTATTTGCAAAAAAATCCTGTTCAATTTCCGTTGATAATGAAACAAGAGGATTAACGCCTCGATTGGAATTCCAGGGATTCCAATCTCGAAAATGGATTAGTTCGTCAGAAAGAATAGGTACTAATTCAACGCCGGTATTGTAGAACCACCGCCGTTTTTTGTTTGTACAAACAGGGTTTGAAAAATCTCCCTTCAAACTCATTCCCTCGCTTTCAAGCATGAGTTTTCTAGGATTTAGAATATGCAGTTGTTTAGGAATTCCGCCCGAATAATCAACGCCGAACCACCAAAACGCTTCACCTTCCAAGAACCACCAAGCGGCAGTTTCCTTCCACAAATCAAACCTACTTAAAAATTCATTCGGTCTGCGGAATAATGAAAAGAGCGAGCCTGATTTTATTTCAACCCCATCTTTCTCAAGAACAAAATCCGCGCGGGCAATATTGCGGATAAGTATATTAACCGCAATATTAACCCATGCGTTGCAGAGAAAGGGATCGTTGAAGGGTTCATTATCAAATTTAAGAAAATCATCATCAAGCGGCAATGAATTAAAAGAATTATTTTTATCTTCCGAGAAACTTTTTTGTTTCGCCTGCGGTTGTATTTTAATTCGCTTGTAGTTTGATGATATTCTTTGGAAAATATTCACGACATCACCACCCCGTATTGAACATCAGAAAATATCGCATAACGTAAAGCGTCAAGATAATGATCATTTACCTTGACAATCTCTCCGCTTTCATCTCTGCAATAATCCCATATTTCGCTTAACACACCTGTACACTTTTCACAAACAAAGAATTGACCGCGCTCAATTTTTGCGTTGATAAAATCAATACCGCTGTCAACAGAATTATTTGCTTTAACGCCGCCAGTAATTTCTTGTATGCGTTCACCGCCAGCAGGATCGCAATAAACAGGAAGCCCCAAATCATCAGGATTATCAAACCAGCCTCTAGCCTCAATTTCATAATTAAAACTTTTAGTAGTCATATTAAATGCGCCGTAATCACAAAGAACGTAAACAACATCACCAAGCCAAGCGATTTTTACAAATGTAATATTCAATCCAAAATCTTGACCTGCGGCGTAACGGTCAAATTTTTCAGGCAGATCAGAAACATTGATGATCATACTTTCGTCAAAGCGATCATAAATAACGCCCTCTGCCTTAACCCATAACCCATCACGAAAACGAGCTTTTTGTTTTTCAGGCAGAACATCGAGAATATCGGAAATATAATCTTCGGGTAGATTTTCTCTGTTATCTTCGGGATTTAATAACATCGAGGCATACAATTCAGGTTTTTCTAATTGTTCGCCAGTCAAAAAAGTACGTTTAAGCACAAATATTTTATACGCCCAATGCAAAGGAGAGCCAGGATTGCAGTCATAAAAAAATAAGTTTCGGCAACCTTCAATTCTCATAGCCAACCGAGAATAGGCAGTAGTAACAGCAGCGTAAGAAAGCTGACTTATCTCATTAAAATAAATCGTATTATATTCATGTCCGAGAATTTTATCCGCTTGCTCTTTATCACCCAAACCGCCAATCCAAATTTCAGAACCGTTAAAAAGCGTGATAACGCTTTCATGCACAAGGTATCTATAACCAGAATTCCCGACAGTATTATCAAGACAGGGAAAAAGCGTCTCCCTCAAAACAGATGATTTAGCGTCCTTTGCTCTGTATCTGCAAACAAGATGCCTAGACCCTGCGTAACACAAAGCACGAAAAATAATCGCCATTACTATTACTGTTGTTTTACCAGACCGAGAACCGCCGTATAATAAAATATGTTTAGCGCCGTCCTTTAACAAAGCAAGAGCTTTACGCTGAACAGCAGTTGGCTTGAATAAAACATTAGTACCCATAAATCAGAGCCCTTTAAAATCCGATACAAAATTGAATTCACCCTGTATAGCCGTTTCATTATTTCCGTTAGGTGAATTAGTACCGCAAACAGTATTTGCAATATCTTTTTCAATTTTAACAACAACTTGCACCCATTCAGTAACGCCGCTAATCGGCAATTCTTCGGGCTTCATTGTTTGAACTCTATTTTTTACAACATCAAGCATTAGCCCTGTTACTTCTCTTTGTTTTTCCGCCTGCGCTTCAATCGTTTTTCGATTTTCAGTTTGTTTTAATTGCTCATTGCACCTGTCAAAATCAACGGCTCTTTCCTTCCAACGAAAATCAACAGCCCATTTACGCCATGTCCCATAACTATTTGAATACGCATCATCATTCGCAACCTTATCAATCGCTTTTTTAATAGTTCTACTAAAACCTAAATCACGATAAACACAAAAAGCCGCAAAAGCCTCTGCGGTTTCTTTCGGCAGCATCTCCCAACTGTCAAAAGGCATCATGCCAGACCTTGCTTCCTCGATAGCCTTATCAATACTTTTCATTTTTCAGCCTCGTTAGCATCAGCAGAAAATAAATCCGTTTTCTTTTTGCTGTTCCGATGAAGCCCCTCAATCCATTCGTCAATCGCCTTTTTTGAAAACCGCACCGCACCGTCAATCCTAAAAGACGGAATAGTCCCCTTCATAACTTTTTGACGCAAGCCCCCTTCCGACAATTTCAAATACTCAGAAAGCTGTTTATAATTCATAACATCATCAGCCATTAACAATTCCTTTCATGCTTCCCCCCGCACTGTTCTCCTTCGGAACACTATTCAATTTTGAGACATAACCGCCAAAAACCGACCTAGACTTAAGTCTAGGTATGCTAAAAATAAATGAGCCTCAAAAACCCGATTAAAACCAATTTTGAATTCCGCAGAACCAGAAAGAAACTATCCAATGTACCAGCCATGCCAAAAATGCAAAAAAAAGCCGCTTCCAGTCCGCAAAAAAAGCAGATCAGAAACGGCTGAATATCATTTTTTAATTAAACTTAAACTTTCTTTTTTCTTTTAGGTTTTTCTACTTCCGTTTGAAAATCGTCATTTTTAATAACTTCCGCTTTAATAATCTGATTTTCAGGCGCATTGAAAGTTAAAAGATTATCTTGAACAGCGACAACCTCTGTAAATTGTTTAGTATCAAAATGAGTGTAATGTTCAGTCATTTTCAATGATTTATGACCAGTAACTTTCTGCACCTTGCTAAGACCCACATTAGAAGTCAATAAAAGAGTATTCAAAAAATGCCGCCACGCATGGAACGACAAATTCCTTTTCAATTTTTCTTCATAACTAATCCCGATATTTTTTAACGCCTTATTAAGACCTTCGTTTAACCAGTCATTTGAAATCGGTGTTTTACCGCAGTCATCAGAAAAAACATAACCTTTACCGTTTTTCGCAAGCAAATCATCAAGCATTTTTCTCATAGACGCAGAAATAGGAATAGTCCGATCCGCCTTAGTTTTAGTATGATCAACATATTTATTTTTTAAATATTGACCCTGCACATGAATATAATCATTAAAAACCATATCGCCGCGCAAACCGCGAAGCTCGCCAATCCTCAAACCAGTGCAAGCCGCCAAAAGATTAGCTTTATAAACAATTTCTTTATCCCAAACAGCCGACCAGTCAACTGGAAACAAACATTTAAATTCATCAGCGGTTAAAATAACCCTGACGGTTTCCTCTTTTTTCAATTCCTTAACCTCATCACAAGGATTAGACTGTAAAAGTTTTTGTTTCACAGCTTCGCCCAACATTATTTTCAAAGTGAAAAGAGCCAGATTGATAGTTTTCGCCTTTAATAATTTTTTCGGTTTAACTTCGATTATTTCATTTCCGTTTTCATCAAGTTTTTTCTTTTTCTTTTTCGGCGGTTTATCAGTAACCCTCATATTGCCTTTTTCCCTCATAAACAAAAGCCAGTTTTCAATAACCAAAGGCGTAATTTCATCAAGTTTGAACTTCGCAAAATAATCTTTAATGTGATTTTTAAAATTACCTTGATAAATAATCAAAGTGCTGTCCGTAATCGGTTCGTGCAGTTCACGCCATTTTAAGTAACGGCAAGTCTCGACATCCCACCAGCCAGCCGAAAATTCCGCAAAGGCAGGTTTTTTCTGTTCAGGTATCAGCAATCCGTCCTTAAATAATTTCAGACAGTATTCATTCGCCAGTGTTCTTTTTGTCAATCCAGTAGATTTTGCCCATTGCCGTTTACCTTTTTGGTCGTAACATTGGTAATAAAAAACCTGCTGACCAGACGGAACAGTCCTCTTAAAAAGCGTAAAAGTAGCCTTATTCCTCATACAACCTCATTTTTAGAATAGTGCTGTCATAACTGCACACATTCTAAAATTATAAAAATTGGTTAGATAGAACTAGCAACGCTAATTCTTTATAGGATATAGACTTGCACAGATTTTTTTATATGTGTCCTAGACTTAAGTCTAGGTATGTGTAACAAACAATAACTGCTACGCCGCCCGTTCGGGCGGCTCGGCTTCCACAAAACACTGTTCGGGCTAAAGCCCTCTGCAGTGTTTTGCTCCAGCACATTTTTTTGTGCCCGTAAAACACTTCGTGTT